AATCCGAGGCGTCTGCTTCTTATACGCCTTCGCCAGATCGAAACGGCTACGCTGATCCTGCCGACGCACCCCCTTCTCCTGCATCGACAGCCCCGTCAGGGCTGTCGACAGCCTCTGAGACGGCGACGTACCATACGGGTCCGCCACATTGAACTTAGCGAAGGGGTTGAATGCCATCTAGTTGTAGACTTGTCCCGAAATAACCATGTCGTCGTCGGCCACAGTAACATTTATCACAACCGCGCCCGAGGTCCCGCCACCGTTGATGGCAACGCCAGCAGTGACAGCCGTTATGTCTCCCGTGGGAACCTGATCTATGCGTTGAGTAATCCTTGAAGGCATGACCGCCCCTAACCGAAGTAGGTAACATCAATAGTGCTACTGGACGACACCCGAATAAACTTCACATCCGTCAAGTCGTCCTCATACAAGTCCAGAACGCTGTACGGGTTGATGTAGTGACCGACGCTGGCCGTCGGCGTCCCCCAGCGAACCCTGATCGGTTCCGCCCCGTTGGTCACCATCGCCGCGATAGCCGTTGCGGGCACCGAAGCCAGCGCCACGGCCGTACCGGCCACAGCCAACTGCTCGTCACCCACGCTAGACCCGTACTCTGCTGCTGATCTGCTAATGCCCATGTTTGCTCCTAACCGCCAAGGGCGGCAACCCTCGTCTCCAAATCGTCCAGTTTTTCCTGTATCTTCCGCAACTCGTACTCAATAGGACGTGCATTCTGTCCCTGCATCCGACGAGTAGGCTTGTACACGACGGCCATCAGTTCTCCACCGACCAGTCATCATCAATCATGTCGCCCAAATCATCCACAGCAACCCCCAACGCATGAACAGTGATCTGCAAATCCTCCAAATCGACAGAACGCGCATAAGCGTTCATGTCCATCGTCTGCTCAATGGACGACACTGTTGCCTCCAAATGGTCGATGCGCGCCACCAGACGTGCCGACGACCATGTGACCGTGCCGACAATCGCTGCTACAGATAGAATCAAACCCAATGCGACGGTTGGGATTCTGACTTGGCGGATGTCGGTCGGGTCGCTCACGAGACAGGCGGCGGCGGGGAAGACATAGACCCGTTGGCCGTAACCTCAACGTCAGCGTAGAACTGCTGACAGAAAGCAAGCGCCTCCGCCTCAGTTACTTCCGTGACATCCCACGCCGAGTCCAACAGCGTAATGTCAACGTCGTCCCACAGGTAGGCGATCCTGTAACCGTCCCCATTGACGTATTCGGAAGTGTTGGCTTTGCCACCCATCGCCGCAATCGTTTCAACAGGGTGGGTGCCCGACACTCCGCCAGCGTCATGGAGTTGCCATTTCAGGTATTTCATAATGTGGCCGATCCGTTCGCAGATACCAGTTCGGGCTGATGCTCAGCCACCAGATCGTCCAGCAAACCGACCTGTCGCATGGCATCCAACTGGGACCACTGAACACCGCCCGCCATTATCTGCATCTGCGTCTGACGGGTCATGCGGGCCTCCCAGTATTCCTGCTGGTTGGCGTCGATCTGCTCACGGGTGAAATGGGGTATCTCTGCGTAGATGGCGAGCAGGTCGTCCAGTTCCCGTTTCCCGCCTGCCATGACGCTCATAAAGAAGTTGTATTCGGTACGCTTCTCCCACAGGTCCAGATCGGCGTCCTGCTCGTCGGACTTCTCCAGACGGTCCATCTCCCGTTCCAACCGTTCTTTGCTGACTTCTGCGAGCCTGTATTTGTAGAGTTTGTCGTTCAGTTCGATGACGCAGTAGTAGAACCGCATCTCAGGCGTATCATGTGCGCCGAGAATCATGTGTTCCAACATGTAACGTGAACGTGGCTGCGAGATTTCTGCTAGGGCTGTTGAGATTTCCATTACAGTTCCCCCGAGTTTGCTAAACCCGCAGGTCCAGAGTTGATCTGCGACAGAGTTGCGGTGATTGCCGCTGTCGCGTCGTTGGAGAACGCTGTCTTGTCAATCACGTTGAGACGACTGCCGCCTGCCAGTCCCCCGCCTGTGTAGGCAGCCGTGCCCGATAGGGCACATGCACCTACATACCGCTTCGCCGCTGACAAGGTTGGGGTTATCGCCGCTGTCGCGTCGTTGGAGAACGCTGTCTTGTCAATCACATCGGACGCTGCGTAGGAACCTGTCCAACCACCTAGTGAGTAGCCTGCTGTCCCAGAGTTGGCGGCACCGGTAACGGTCGCCACCGATGTTGACAAAGTGGGGGTGATCGCCGCTGTGGCGTCATCAGAAAACGCCGTCTTGTTGATTACATTTGTCGGATTGGTGGTGTCACCCAACTCACCGCCGAAGGCGTAACCGGCCGTTCCCGAGTTGGCAAACGCTCCCCGCACACGCGGAGAGTTCGACATGGTGGGTGTGATAGTCGCCGTGGCATCATCGGAGAACGCTGTCTTATCTATCACGTTGCTGAACGCTCCGACGCTCCAATAGCCTGCCGTGCCCGAGTTGGCAAACGCTACGCCCGCCCACGCACCGTTGGAAACGGTCGGAACGATTGTCGCTATCGAATCGTCGTCAAAGTCAAGTTTGTCGATTGCGGTTCCTATCCCAGAACCGCTCCAGTATCCAGCGGTGCCCGAGTTCGCCATACCCATCGCCACACCTGTCGCTCCCGAAAGGGTTGCGGATATGGCCGCACACGCTTCGGTGCTGAACAGGATCTTGTCGATCACGTTGCTGGAGGAGTCGCCACCACCACCCCAGTACCCAGCACCAGTAACGCCAGCGGCAAACAGGCCACCGTTCAACCAAGAAGACACGCGCGAACCCGGCCAGCCCTTGGCCGTATCGTGGCGTCCCTTCCATTGGGATACCCGTGTACCCGGATTAGCCCGGTCCTGACGGAACATCTGTTAGGCGGTAATACGGTTGACGTAACCGTTGATGTTGATTACGTTGGCACTAGCAGCCCACGCCTTGATGGTTAGACCACCATTCAACAGTAAACCCGGTACCACCAGTGTCATGCCACCATCGGCAGTCAGGGTCGTTTCAATGTAGTCGTCCTGATCGGTGGTGCCACCGTACTCTACGGTGAGTACCACGTCAGCAGCAGACGTGTTGCAGGCGTACAGCCATACTTCGTCTATGTCGGAAGCACCGGCCACAGCGTCGTGAATGTCCACCGCTGCACCTGTGTTGGCGCCGGTTACGGAGATGTTCTTTCCGCTTGTGCTGTCTGACAGCAGGACTTTTGAGTATGTTGCCATGTTCTACTTTCCTTAGTTGAAGACTGTGTTGGAAATAATACTACTAGCGTTATCTATCAGCGACACGGTTCCGGCAGCGTCCGGTAACGTGATAATCCGATCTGCCGTCGCCGGGGTTGCGCGAAGAAACGTCTCGTACGCATTGCCCAGAGTGCCCTCATAGCAGATTTCCTGCGTGCTACCACCCAGATATATCTGATCGAAAAAGGATGCAATCTCTGTTACCGACAGCGTGCCACTGACCGTGGTAGCCGAGCCGGATGTAGACAGCGTAGGGGTTCCTGTGGCCCAGTCGACCACATCGTCAAAGTTGTCGTTGACCTGCGCCGCGACGATTGCTGTCCCCGCTGTGAACGAGTACGTCTTCGCTAAAGCCGCCATCTACCGCAACCTCCGAGTTCTATACATGCCGATGATCGAAGTTACCCCCCACTTACCCCGCTTGGACACGGAGGGAAGAACCTGAAACCTCAAACTAATAGCCTGCGCTGTCCCAACCGTGGGCCATCTGGCGAACAAATACCGGTCCTGAGTGCCTTGCGCCTGCCATTCCGACGTATCCCACACCCCGTCACCAGACCCGGTAGGGTCGGTATCCCACGTTGCTGGTGACCCGATCCCGACAATATCCTTGTAATACGAGTCCCAGTAGCCGCTCAGGTCGTAGTCTTTGTAAATGTAGGTGGAAATGCGGGTGTCGTTGTCGGCCAACAGGACCGTCCGGGTTTTCCCCCATCGCTTCGGGAATGTCGGCCGGTTGCCGATGAACCACCCCGTCTGATAGTAAGAGTTGATCTCATTGTACGAGGCGTCATAGGTGTCCACATCCACCGTCTGATCGTCCACCTTGGAAATCCGGGTAAACGCAGCGGTACCGGTAATGGCCGATGTGGCAGCAATCCCCGAATGGGCGGCACCCGAAGGTCGGTACGCCAACAGCGACCGCGCGTTGATGTCATGCCGAGTCCACGACCCCGTGGGTCCCAGCGAGGGGTCCCATACAAACACGTTGCGGCGGTTGTTCTGATTCGACTCTGACAGGCCGTCGTCCGACTGGTAGTCGGCCGACACCCACAGGCGCTCACCGGACCACATCAGTGACGGTGGCGTGTCCAGCGTCATCGCTGGT